CCGTAGCTCCAAAGAACGCCAGCGCCTGCGCCGGGGTGCAGGTGGTGAGATCGATGTTTACGCCACCAGCACCGGCTCCGAGGTTAATCTTTGCGGTATTGCGGTGGTTACGCAGCCCCTGAGACTGGTAATTCTGCACCTTGATGGTGGCATTCCCGTCCAGGTAGCCCTTAACACGACGCTTATGGAACTGGCGCATCTTGGCTGCCTGAGAATCCAGTGCGATATCAATACCCACCGTGTTCAGGCCAGCAGCAAGACGCCAGTTCACACCATAACCGGCAGTATAAACAGGCACAGGATCACCATCGCTGTCGTAGTCGGTCTGATCGAAGGAGTACGGCGGCTGACCGTCCAGGCTGACCTGCACGTCATCGGCAATATCGCCGACAACGGTGTACAGCTTCGCGGTTTTGCCGATGTTCAGGACCTGCATAACGCTCATCAGGTCGTTAACGATCTCCATACCGACCTGCTGATCGCGCAACTGAATAACCTGGCGATCGATTTCAGCCCAGAACTCACGCCCCAGACCATCACCCGCCAGGGCATTGGCCGCCAGCGTTTCGACATCCATTACGCCGCGGTACTGGTTGACCATAAGCCGATGAGAGGTATCCCAGATATTGCGCTGGGACCAGAGGGAGTTCCAGTGCTGGTGCAGGCGACGGTTAGTCGCCAGGGTTTCACGGGAAAAATACATGTGCGTGTGTCCTTAAATTATGCGCCAGCGGCTGCGGCGGCAGTGCCGACACGCATACGAACGCGGATGAAATCGGTAGCGCCTGCCGCAATGGTGGCTTCGTCCTGGCTGTAGCCGACCACCGCATCGGTGTCGTCGGTGGCCAGCGTAAACTGGCCAGCAGCGCCGAGCTTGATTGGGCTGTCTTTTTTGTACGCGCCAGGCACGCACAGCAGAGCCAGCTCACGCCCTTCTTCAACGTAGTTGCCCACGGCGGAATCCCCTTCCGGGATGACGTCACGAATGCCCAGGCCCTGATGATAGGCGCAGTCGATAATGTAGAGGCGTCCGGTCAGCGCGGTAGCCTGCGCAAACTCGCCTTCACCATTGAGGATCGCCGCAGTGCCCGGCAGCAGGGCAGCGGCAGTGGTACGGGTTTCAGTCCTGAAGAGCGACTGCCCGTCGATATTTACGCGACGATAGCGGGATGCCATGCGCGGTCTCCTTTAAAGTTGGTTGCGGGCCGGTTAAGCAGGAAGTTAAGCCGGGAAGTAAGTGGACGGGTCCGGCGCACCGGTTTCGGCAGGCGTCTGTGCTGAGTTACCCGCCAGTGGCGCGGCAGTACCCAGCTTGCTGAACATGTCTTTCAGTGCGGGGCCTGACAGGGCGTTAGCCACGAGTTCGCCATGTACAGCCTGCACCGCGTCACGCATCGTTTTTTCTTCAGCGCGGGAATTAGCAGTGAGGGTTTCGGCAAGCTGCTGGTGGTTGGTCTGAAGGGCTGTGATTTGCTCGGTTACAGGCTTCAGCGCATCGGCGAAATTAGCGGCCAGGCCCTTGCCGATCTCAGTGATCAGCTCTTGTTTTTCTTCATTGGTTAAAGGCATGTCGCCCTCCGTTTGGTGGTTGGGTGCAGGCTGATCCTGCGAAGTGAAAAAAGATTTGAATTTGTTGGTTACGACAGTTACCCAGGACTCCTGGCGGGCTACCGGCGTTCCGGTGTCGTCGAAGGTAATTTTCCCGCCCTCTGACG